AATCGGGCAGATCGTGGTCAATCACAGCCTGTGCGATGAACCGCTCATGCGGATATTCGGTTTTCTAAGCGGACTAAGAGCGGATACCCAGTCGGTCGTCGTAGAATCATTAAGGCTCCGCTCGACCTCATTAGCAGCAACGGTCACAAAGCTTCTCGAAACATCGCCGTTACCGATCGACATACCGGAAAGGCTGAATGTCGCTCTGTCCACATTCAAGAAGATGACGGCGCAGAGAAACAAGATCGTCCATTGGGCCTGGGGGTTATCACCAGAGGGCAAGGACGAGGCCCCTATCTACCATCCAACAAAGAGGAACAGTGACGGAACGCCCTACTCAGAAACGCTAACGTTGCTTGAACTTAGAAAAATCGCGCTCGACTTAATGCAGGTTTACTACCTGCTCGGCATTATTGCTGGGCTGTTGGAATGCGGTGTTCCAGATGAAATTAAATCGGCATCGCTATCCAAGTTCGACAAGCTCATTGAGAAGGTGCGCTCGTCAATTTTGGAATATCCAGAGGCCGAGGCTGAAGAACTGCCATTATCCTGAACACATCCTCTAGCAGGAAAATGTCGACATCCCGATCCCATAACCCGAGCACATAATCCATCGCGGCTTTAACCATTAACTCAGTCACGACTACCTGCTTTAGCTCCTCAATGGGCCGACCTGTGCTCATTGAGAGCTCCCTCATGTTGGACTCACAAGCAAAAGTGCTCATTCAACTCGCTCCGAGATTTATGCTTTGTCTTGAATTTATCAGAGGCACCCTGACTCGACAGAAGATTCTTGCAGCCAACAAAGACACATCGCCCGAAAAGCTTCACTGGCATGCAGGCAGCAAGGTGTAGGAGATAACTTCGTGCTAGAGATTTTCCAAAAGGTATTTCCGGACGGAGTGATACCAAGCACTTACACTCTTGATATCCCAAATATCAACCGCGAATAACAGCTTTGGTCACGGCGCTATCTTTTACGAACTGCGCCGAAATCACGATTTGACCGTCAGAGCGTAAAAGCCAAGCTGGATTTCCTTTCGAGTCTACAGCTTGGCTTTTAATAGCCTGACCTTTGGTGGTAGTTTGGGTGTTCATTCCTCTCTCCCGCGGCATAGCCGCTCATGGTTGGTTGTTACACCTTGTCCTCGGCGTAGATCGATGCCGAAATAATCGCCCCACCCCAACGGCGCTTCCCGTAGCAGATCGGCACCGGATTCCCGCTGGCGGTAGTATTTCTGGCGCTGCCGAAGGCGTAGCTGGGCAAGTTCTCCGGCGCCGCGCTCTGCTTCAGGCCCTGGGCTTGGGGGCTGAGCATTTGGATGACGCCGCCGAGGGCGAGCGAGGCTCCAAGAGATTGCCCCCACCCCTGCATTCCTGGAACGAAGAATGATGCGGTAAAGATCACCGCGCCAAGTATTGTCTGCAGCAGCCCAGCCCGTTTGCTTCCGGTCAGCACTGGAACAATCCGAACTTCACGCGTGCCGCCGGCGCTGAGATCGTCCTGGCCGATGTTCTTGCGGTTGCGGAAGATGGCGAAGCGCATGCCCTTGTTCTGCAGGCGTTGAATGGCTTCCTTGAAACCCGGCAGGGTATTGCGCAGGGCGCTGAATGCTTCCTGTGTGGTCCCGGTGTCGAGGAAGCGTCTGTGCTCCCTGCCAAACTCACGGATCAGCGGCCCCGACAGCTTGATGATGGTCATAGGCTGATGATCCAAAACAGTAGCCGTCATGTCTTTCCTCCAGGCGTAAAAAAGCCGCCCTGCGGCGGCTTCATTGAATTAGAAGGACGTGGGTGAAATCTGAAACCCATTCATGTCCCCAAATATCCTAAATCGTCGGTTCTGTCCTGCGCTGAGGCTGGCTGGAACTTCGCGCATAGCAATACCGCCTATGGCACAAAGTCCATTCCCGTGCGGATCGTCGCCCATGCCAACAAGATGCTCGCCAGCAGGAACCGACAGTTTCACGGTTTCGCCGCCGCCAATCCTTGCAACCAGCTTTCCATCCAAGAACACCCCGATATAGCAACCAGAACCAAGCGCGCCGCCATCACGAGTGATCTGAATACCAGAAACGCCAGTTCCACTGTAGAAAATGCGAGACACCGGCACTTGATCAGCGTTCTCAGCTGAAGTCGGATTTGTCGAGCACCCCGCCAACGCCATCAGCGCTGCCACCCCGATCAACTTCTTCATGGTTCCCTCCTTACAAATCGCTGGAGGTTAGCACAACCTACTGCCTGGCCTGGCGATGCCGAAGTACCAGGCGAGCCCGCTCGTGCCAGTTACCGCCGTAGACGATGATCTCGCTGGGCTTGCCGTACAGGTGGTGCAACAGGAACGGGCCAGCGCCGAAAACTTTGGTCTCCTCGCCCGGCAGCGACGGATCGTCGCCCAGGTAGATCCCCGCATGGTTCGGGTGCGCGGTACGCCCTACCTCCATCACGATCATGTCGCCGCGCTGCGGCCGTTCCACCCGGACGAATCCTGCGGCCTCGAACTGCTGCTCGTAGAGGCTCGGACCGTCTGCCCGCTCCCACCAGCCGTCGGAACGCTCGAAGTGCGGGAATTCGATACCCCACTCCCGCTTGTACCAGTCGGCGCAGACCTGCCAGCAATCCCAGGCGCCGTGGACGAAGGGACGTCCCAGCAGCGGGATGTTGCCCGCCGGCGCGATCGTCCGCAGGTCGCCTTCCGGCCAACTGAGGATGTGCCACGGCAGGCCAGACGCTTCGCACATGGCCAGGTCATGCGGCGACGGTCGGCTGGTCGCGTCCGGATGGCTGTGCACAATGGCCGCCACCTCGCCCAAGTCCTCCGCTGCGGCATAGTCCTCCGGATGCATCCGGAACTCTTCCTGCGGCTGGCTAGCAGTGTTACGGCACCGGACGTATTGCTGCGCCTTGCCGGCACCGACAATCACCCCGCAGGCCTCGCGCGGGTACTCCTCCGCCGCGTGCGCCTGAATGGCGCTCAGGATCTGCTTACGCATGGTCAGCTCCGGGCAATCAGGGACACGGCCGGGAAACCGCCGAAGGGCAACTGATTGCCCTGCCCCCAACGCTTATTGCAGGACCGATAGAGGCCGGCACACTGGTCCTTCGCAGGGTCGTCGGTCGGGTTGTCGTCGATGTCGAAATAAGGGCCGGTGTAGCCGCAGTCGGGGCCACGATAGCCGCCGGTCATGCACCAGTGGCACAGCGTAGTCATCTGCCTGCCGACAGCCTCGTTGCCGACATCTCCTGGGCTTGCCAAGTCCCAGGTAACAGCCTCGTTGTCCTCGGCGGATTTCTGGTCGATATACCAGACGCTGATGGATTCCTGGGTAGGGTCAGCATCTGGGTTACCGTCGGGGAAGTTCTCCGCATCCAGATATTCCGCCAGCGTCTCTCGAATGGTGAGTTGGAAGTTCGCCAGATCGTCGAACGCCAGGCAGAGAGCGGTGATGCTGCCCGTCACGTTGCCTGCTGAGAACTTCGGGCGTACTGCCGTGCCGTTGCCGTTCGCCTCGATGCCGCTGATTTGGACGGGCCAGGCGGAGTACTCCTGTCCCTGCCACCAGATCGACTTCGCAGGTAGTTGGTCTGCGTTTGCGCCAGCGGCTGCTAGCTCCTGCGGAGTGTGGGGGATGGCGTGGCCATGGAAACGCAGCACCTCGGCACCGAACTCGCTGCCGTCGAGCTCGAAGAGCATGATCTCGGCGCCCGGCTCCAGCTTCTGAATCTGGGTGTTGATGCTCATGGGTGGTATGCCTGGGTAAAGGTGGCGGTCAGGGTGTAGTAGTCCCCCCCTCCTCCGCTGATCGAAGGTGCGGTTCCCCGGTAGAAGCCAAGTTCGCCAAGCGGAGGCGTCCAAAGGAACGATTTTGCACCAGCGTGTCGATCGAGGAAGTTCCTGATTTCCTTGATCTTGGTGCCGGTCCCGCTGATGGAAATATTCCAGGACTGCGCGACGTTGTTCAGCCCGTTCTCGGCCACCTGCTCGTAACCATCGCCGAACTTTCTGTTCAGCGTCGCATAGTCCGTTGTTCCAGAAGACTGTGAGTGAACGCACCAAGTAAAGGTCTCAACGGCCATTCTGCATTCTCCAGATGATGCCGCCGGGTTGAGATTCCTGGGCTATCACGCCACGCGCCACATCGGCGATCATCTTCGATAGCTGCATGGCGTAGTTGTCATTGGTGTCCGAAGTGACGGACTGCGAAGTCGTGCCTGAAGTCACCGTGACATTGGTGTTGATCTGGAACGTATTGCCACCAGCACTCTTCGCGCCACCACTCCCAATAGCCCTAACTCCGAGACTGCCATCTGCCGCCCTGGTGAGCGGCATAATCGCCTCCGGCCCGGCCTCGCCAAACACGCCCGCCCCTTTCGCGAAGGCGAAGAACTGCGGGCTGTTGTACACCCCGTTACTGAATGCCGAGAGGCTTGGCGAACTGTAGACACCCCCTTTGGCGTTCGCGGTGAAATAGCTGCCGATCGCACTGATCACACCGTTGCTGCTGCCAGACATGGACGAGATGAGCGACGTAATGAACTTGTTCTGCGCGATTCTCGCCAAGTCGCTCAGCACCGAAGTGGTGAGGCTACGGAACGAGGCCTTCCCTGTCGTAACGAAGGTATTGAGCTCATCGTTCAACCCATCCAGGCCGCGCATCATCGCCGAACGGGTTTGGCTCGCCGTGTCATCGATCTGTTCGAACCAGGTCTGAGCCCCAGATGCTGCACCAGCCAGCCAGTCCTGGCGGGCCTTATCCATCTGCTGGTAGCCATCTTTCTGCGCTTGAATCCGCTTGGGAAGGTATTCACGCTCCAGATCGATCTGCGCCTGAAGCTCCTGACGTTGCTTCTCGGTGGTCGCCTGGGCCAACTCGGTCCGCAACTGGAGGACTCGGTCGTTGGTCTGCTGCTCCAGTTGGAGACGCTGCTGGTACCGTTCGGCTTCCTTGCCGCCCATGCCAACCGCCGCGGCTTGGGCGGCGTACTGCTCGCGCTGCAGCAGCAGTTGCCGCTCCAGTTGGGCCTGGTACTGCTCGGCAGCCGTGAGACCCTGCGCGCCCTTGATCGCCGCGGCGTAGTTCTGCGAGGCCTGGGCCAGCGCCTTGCCGTACTCCTCGCGGGTGATCTTGCCCTTGGAGAGAGCCAGTTGCAGTTGGCTCTCTTCCTTGGTCAGCGTGCGGGCTGCCTGAGCGGCCGGGTCGTACTGGGCCAGTAGACGGGAGGCGGTGTTCTCTGCCTCTCGCACGCCGGCGTTCTGGCCACGGGTCTTCGGTGTGCGGGGGTCCTTTATTTTGTCGTTGATGCCCTTCAGCAGGCGATCATAGGCACCGCCGGAGAAGCTCCGACCATCGTATTCCACCCCTGCTAGCAACGGGTTCTTGTTGCCCGTCTTTTCAGAGGTCTCCATGAGCTTGAGGAACTGCTCGTTCAGCTTCTTGACGGCATCAGCGCGCCGACTGGCCGGAGACACGTTGGCCAACTGGTTATCCAGGGCCTTTGTTACGGAGATGTACTCCTGCTCAGCCTTCGATAGGTCTGCCTGGCTCTTGGCGTTCGCTTCTTGCTGGGTCAGGTTGTCCTGCAGGGCTTTTTTTTGTGCTTCGAGGCCTGCAAGTACCTCCTCGCGCGACCCGCCGCCGGCATATGTGAACGCGGAAAGTACTGGGTTCGCGTTAATGTAGTCGATCTGCCGTTGAATGATCTCGATCTGCTTGGCGGCGTTCGGGAATAGTTCAGATTTGACCGCTGCATACGCCTCACTGATCGCGGACTTGATGTTGTCCCACCCCTGCTCAATATCGCTCTGGTCGGCCTGGTACTGATCCATCCTGCTTAAGGCGTTGCGATTCAGCTCCTCACTAAGGACATCCAGCGCGCGCTGATGCTCGCCCTGTGCATCGAGGGCGCGAATCACATCGTATTGCGCAGCCGATACAAGGCCAAATTGCTGACTGGCCTTCTGTGCCGCTGTAGTTGCGTTGGTCCCGAGGTCAGCGAACCCCTTGGCCAGATCAACGACATTTGCATTCGTGTACTGCGCCATCGCAGCGGCAGCGGAACCAAAATTCTTTAGCTGGGTGGCGCTGAGGTTGCTCTGGGCAGCAAGTGCTTTGAATGCGTCTTCTGCTTCCCCATAGCTGCCGGTAACAGCAGCAGTCTCGGAAGCAAGCTGCTGCAGTTGAGTAACGGTTAGGCCAATGGTGCCGTTCCCGGCATATAGCGCCTTGGTGAACTCCTGCTCAGATGAATAGGCGTCGTAATAGGCGTAAGCCAATCCGGCAATCGCAGCAGTCAGCGCCCCAACCGCCAGGACTGTCGCCCCAGACCAGGAAGAAGACGCAACCACGCTTTTCGCGCCATCCAACCCCTCTTTCAGGTTCTTGGACTGCTCGACGCTATCGCTGAGACTTTCGGTAAGGGCCTGCGAATCTTCAGCCGCATCCTGTAGCGGGCGACGGCGAAACAGATTCGAGATGCTGTCTTCTAGGGTGGCGAACATATTGCCAAGGCCGCCGAAGGAATCCTTGATCTGGCCGCCCTGCTGAATCAGCACCATCATCAGAGACTGGCCGCCAGCCAACTGCGTGAACACGTCAGTGAGCTGGGCAGGCAGCATCCGAATAGCGTTCGCGGTCTGCCCGCTGCTGACGCCAAGACGACCCATCGATTCCGAAGTTCGACCAATGTCCTGACGTAATGTCTCCAGCCGTTTGGAGTACTCAACAAGCGTGTCGCTTTCGACAATCCCGAGCCTCTTGTAGCGCTGGAGCTTCGCCTGCATGTCGTCGAGGCGATCCAGCGCAGCGACAGTCGGGTTTATCTGCCCCAGCAGGCGCGCCAGGCCGGCGCGTTCTGCGTCGAGGTCACTCGCGGCTTCGCGCGCGCCGCGTCCCGCACGGCTGGTGGACTGGTCCAGATTCTGGGTCTCGTCCGCTGCCCGCGACATGTTCGCCGCGATGCGCGACAACTGCGCGTTTATCGCGCTCTGGCCCTGGGAAAACGTGCTGAACGTCGACACCAGGTGCGACATCTGGGTGTTCAACTGTCCAAGTTGCGCGTTCGACTGGGTGATGCCGGTGTCAAGCCGACCGATACCCTGGCCCACCGACGACATGGCGTTTTCCAAGGCAACGGCGCGGGAGACAAGCGCCGTCATCTGCGAACTGGTCGACTCCGTCGCACGCTCGATGCGCGATAGCGACGCAACGGTAGCGGCCGCAGCCTTGCTCATGTTCGAGCCGAGGCGGACAGTCACCTCACTGAGGCGAGAGGTACTGCCGGCGGCTTCGTCCCCGCTGCGCTCAACTCGGTCCAGTGCGTCGCTAAGACTGGTCGCGTTCTTCTCAGCGCCCCGGGAGTCGATGATTATTGAGAGGCGACTTTCTTCCGCCATGGCGGTCTCCGGGTTCTTGTTCAGCAGGTTCTGATTGCGCCGCGGCCCACTGGACGCGGTACTCGTCGTCGAGCGCGAGGACCGCCGCCTCGAACTCGGCGATGGGGATGGCGGTGGGGTAACGCAGGAGGTAGGCGTCGATATCGCGGTGAGAAAGCGGGGCCGGCGCGCCGATCATGCCGATGAATTGCCGGCCTCTGCTGATCCGGTGGTAGGCCTCGAGCACCTCGGCGCAGACGGCGTCTATGGTGGGCTCCGCAGGGACCGGGAGCCCGAACCGTTCATGCTTCCATCGCTTCTTCTCGTTGTCGGGCCCCGCCCAGTCCCGAGCCCAGCGATACGCGCTCAGGACTTTCCCACGGTCTCCTGGGTACGCAGATCCGCGCGAACCGCGATGTCAGTGCCGGTCTTGAGCGCAAGCCAGTAGGCATCGGGGTGCTGGCGCATCAGCGCCTGGCCGCGCTCCGGCGTGTAATCGGCGGGCACACCGGGCTCCGCCTCGTCCTGCACACCCTTCCAGTCCTTGATGATGTGCCTGGCCACCAGGCCAATCAGCAGCTCGTCGATATTGTCGAACTGCACATCGGCCAGAGTCAGCGGGCTGAACTGGCTGGTTCCGACGCCGGCCTGAGCATCGATCGCCTGCATGTGGCGGTTGATCATCGCGTGGTGGGACTGGAAAAGCGGATCGCCAGTCGACCCCACCAGCAGCGAAAGGTCGGCCTTCGCTTCTACGTCGCAAGGCGACAGATGCCCCTGCTTGTCCAGTTTGAGATGCAGCCAGCGGGTGCCGTACAGGTCGATTTCGGGCTTTTTCTTCAGGGTGATGGCCATGGTGTTCCTCTTCGGTAAAAAGGCCCGGCGCGCACCGCAGGGCGCGCCAGACAAGGGGTTTTACGCGGTTACGGTGATCGCGCAGGTATCGGTCTTGGTCTGGTCCGCCGTGCTGGTAGCGGTGATCGTTGCGGTGCCTACGGCCACGCCGGTGACCAGGCCGGTGTCGTTCACGGTGGCGATCGCTGCATCGGAGGTGGACCAGGTGACGGTCTGGCTGGCGCCGGCCGGTAGAACCTCGGCTTCCAGGTCTACGGTTTCACCGGCGGCGACCGAGTCGGTATCCGGTGTGACGGTGACGCTTGCAATCACGATCGGCGCCGGCAGGCGGGTGATAGTCGGAGCCACGCGGCGGGCGGTGTAGTTCAGTTCAACCTGGATGATGTCGGTCGAGCCGCCATCAGGCCAGTCAGCGGTCACTTCCATCTCGGGGATCAGGAACTTGTAGCCACCGTCGGCGTTGCCGATGGTGAATTCCAGGCTGATCGCGTCGTTGGTCTTCTGGGCCTTCCACAGCTCGTAGGCCATCTTCGACCAGCTGATCGTGATCGAACCTGACGGGGTGAAGGTGGTGGCAATGATGTTGCCCGGGTACGGGTTGCCGTTGCCGATGCATCGCTGGGTCTGGACGGCGTTGTCGAACTGCAGGCTGAAGCTGTCGACACAGGCGTTGTCCTCGCCCACCTGAACGCCGTTGATCTTCAGGCCGCTGATGTCCTTGAAGCTGAAGCGGCGCTGGCTGGTCTCGGGCTGGGCGTTGATGATGAACGAGGTGTTGTCGCCCTTGTCATCCCAGGCGCGCGCGGCCATGGTCGTGGTGACCGTGACCTCGTTGTCGCCCGGGAAATCGAAGTTCATGGTGGCGACTTGCACGCCGCGGGCGATGGCCGACACACCGATGTCGGTCGCGTAGGAGGCGATCGAGAAGGTGATGCGATCGTCGCCCATGGTGAGCTGGTTGCTGGCCCAGGCCTTGCCGAAGCAGGAGGCCATGAACTCGTCCAGCGCGCCGAAGCGCCACTTGGTTTCGATGTCGCCACCGACGTCCACGGTGGTCTGGGCAGTGCCCTGCGACATCCGGGTGAAGCCGATTTCGTTGTTCTCTTCCGAGTTGAAGGTCGGCATCAGGCCGTTGCTGATTCGCGTCAGCACGTTCCAGTCGCCGGCCGGGGTAACGCCGGGGGTTACTTCTTTGATCCAGGCCAGCTGGACCTTAGCGCCCGAACTCATCGGTGCCTCCTTAGATCGTAGTGATCCGGGGAGGCGTGGCGATCAGAGGGGCCTTTCGGCGTGTCTGGTCAGCGTGCCCGGTGGTTCAGGTTGTTCAGATGTTCAGTTCGACCTCGACAGAGGTCAGGACCTGGCGGCTTACCTCGCCGAATGTGGTGAGGTCGACGTACTGGAGGTTGACGTACTCGACGCTGAGCCCCGTCTTTTCGTTGAAGGCCTTGATCGCGCCATGAATCTGCTCGGCCAGCACGCGGCGCTCTTCGCGCACTTGGTCGATGGTCATGCTTTCACTCATGGTTTCCCACCCTGATGATTGTTGGGATCGGGTCGCCAAGCGCCCAAACGGCCTGCTCCCCGTTAAGCAGATCAGGCTCTTCACGTGTAGCGCTGCCGAAAGGCCCGCGGTCGTCATCACGGACGAAGTAGCTGGTGCGCTCCACGAGCTTTCCATCAATTCGAACTTGCATCGCCACCCTCCTTTGCCGAAAGCCAGCGCTCCCAGGCGGCAAGCGCAGCCTTGGCCGCGCGGATCAAGCTGCGGTGCAGCTCCACGGTTGTCTTGGACATGCTTGCCTCTCAGTAGGCGCGATAGGGAATAGAAACGTTGACCTGATACCAGCCGTGCCCGTCATCGCCAATGGTGCTGGCCGAGGCCGCGTAGCACTCGAATGGCCCGGTCGGGTCGCTGTAGAACTCGAAGTGCTCGCGCAGCGTATCGGCGGTCCGGGTCAGCAGCAGCGTGCCTTTGTAGGTCGGCACGAAGAGCTGCACGATGATCAGGCCGCTACGGCGAACACAGGGGCCGTTGCCGATCTCGGTAGCCGCAGAGGCGCCAGGGATATCCGCCAGGCGCGCCCAGATCGGCCTCCCGTCCGGCTTGAACGGGCCCTTTGGGTTGTTCGGGTAATCGACGTCATCGCCCGGGATCGCGGCCCATTCGGTCATGCGCGTGATGATGACTGCCCGAATCTGTTCGAAGGTCATGAATGTCTCGCCGTGACGCTATGGAAACTGACGCCATATATGCCCGCCGGGGCCTGGCCGGAGTGACCATCCTCCAACGGCGGCGCATAGATCAGGTTGTTCTGGATGTAGACCACCGAGTACGGAGCCAGGCCGGCCAGGGCCGCCTCGCCATAAGCCAAGGTCTCGTTCCCGTCCTTGTCGTAGCGGTTCACCGAATAGAAGACCGGCTCGCCGACGCTGACCAGGTTATTGGCCTTGAACCGGCCGGTGAGTACCGGTGCGCGGATGGTGATCTGCTCGAGCATTTCGATGGTCAGCCGCCGCTGGTGGTTGGCCACGGCCTGCCCGACATTCTCGGCGAAAGCCGACGGAGGGATGCTCCAGGACCTTCCTCCCTTCCCCTTTGCCATCACGCTTTCCTCAACTGCAGATCGTGATGCACGCCGGCGGGATCACCGCCAACGCGCACGATGCGATAGCCCGCCAACGGCCCACCAAGGATCGGCACCACGTCGGTAGTGCTCAGTTCATGGCCGACGGCGGGCTGGTCCGACACCTCGTTGATCAGAGCGATCAGTTGGATGTCGCCGACCAGGATGTTGATTCCGTCGATGCGGTTGGCCTCGTAGTTGTGGAAGACCCCGCGCCCGGAGTACCGCACGGGTTGGCTGGTGGTGGTCTCGGTGACCGGATCGAAGACGCCCGGCCCCGGATACTCGCCAGCGAACGAGGTCACCGACTCGCTGAACACGCTGTCGAACATCTGGCCGAAAATAGCCTGCATTTCGTCACGCACGGATACCTCCGATTTCGTACTCGACCCAGCACCGGCAGCCGGCGGTTTCGTTGTCGCCGGCCCCAAGCGTCTGGTCACCGGGGAACATCAGCAGCGCGCCACCGCCCGTCACGAACGGACTACCGAGTTGCTGTCGCTGGCCCTGCATCGGCGAATGAGTGTGCCGAACGCGGTTGTCGCCGACGTTGTGCCAGGTCTTCAGGACTCTGCTGCGCTCCAGTCCATTGGCGACGAGTTGCTCGTAGACCTGATCCCGTCCGGCGCTGAAGGCGTCGTGTGCCTCAGTCGCGGCGATCTGCTCGGCACGGGTCCGCAGCAGTCGCTCGGAATAGCGGCCTACGATGCGATCGACATCCGCCGACGGGACCGGGCGACGCGCCTCGACGGCTCGCTCAACCAACCTGTCGAACCGCCGATCCCTGCGAGTGCGTGTCAGGTATTGGCGCATCTGCGCAGGGTCCCCGCTGAGCAACTGGGCGCGGGCGTTGGCCACTGCCTGGGCGTAGTTGCCGGAGAGTCCGGTGATTCCTCCGGTTCGCTGCCCGGTCTGCGGGCTTCGCCGGCCGACGATATCGAGTGCTGTCGCGCGCGGCGGGCGGCCCAGGAGATCGGCCATCTGGATCGTGTGGCGGACAGCCAGGCGCGTAGCATCATCGATGTCGCGCTGCAGGACGCGGGCGTGCTCCGATAACCAGGTCGACGGCCCCGGGCCTACAGGGTCGAACTCCGGGACCGGCCGTCCCGGGAAAAACTTGATTTCGAGGGTCGCGCCGGCCAGGTAGGTGGACCGCAGTTGCTCCAGGAACACCGCCAGCAACCCCAGCGACAGCACCGAGACAATGGAATCCTCATCCTGCTCGTTGATGTAGCGCTCGATCTCAGCCACGACAGCGGCATCCGTCACCGACCTGACCCGGTCCAGGTACGCCCTCTGCAACGCCGGCTCCTTTCCCTCGATTGCGCGCAGGATCTCGGCTTCGGTCATACCGTGAATACCGCTGGCATCGGGCACCGCAACACCATGATCGGCGCCAAGAGATCGTTGATGACCCCGACGAAGGGCTTGTTGGGCTGCTCGTCGCCTTCGGCTGGGCCGAAGAACTCGGTTTCGAGCGGCCCGACCTTGGCGCGTTTCACCGCGGTGGTCGCAACGTAGTCCGGATTCAGGCTGCCGGGCTTCAACAGTTCGCGCAGCGCGGCCTCGTAGGTGGCCTGCTCGACCTCCCGCGGCACCTCATCAGCCGGAACGGGCTCCCCGTCACGGTCAACGGCGCCTGCGCGCGGCCATTGCAGTGCTTGGGCTCGCCCCCCGGCTTTCTTGCCAGGAAAGACCAGCACGCAGCCAGAGACCGGCTGTTGGGTGCCGAGGCCGTCGATGTAGGCTGATGCCCGGGCCAGAGCTGCCTCCTTGTCGGCCTCAGCAGCAGCCGCCCAGGCGGCATTGCCCCGGGCATGGTGGTAGGCATCAGCACCAGCCACGGTTCCGTAGAAGTCGGCCATCATCGTTCTCGAATAGGTGGGCCATCCTGGCCCGGTCGACCATCCATGAGGCGGGTATTACTGCTGCTCGGCCTGCTTGTCGGCCAGGGCCTTCTGGAGTTCCTCCAGAGAGGCATCAGGACCAGCCGGCACTCCGAGGGCGGCCAGTTGCTCGATCAGCGCTTGTTTCTGAGCCGCTTCGTCAGCGGGCGGCGTGGCCTTGGCCTTGACCTCTGCCAGTTTCGAAACCAGGGTCTCGGTCTTGCTGTTGGCGCCGGCATTCACGCCCAGGGCCTTCAGCTCGGCGAACAGTTGCTGGCGGTACGCCTCTTCGCCGCCCTGGCCGTCACTCTGCACGCCGCCCTCGACCACCAGCACGCCGGTGACCACGTAGAAGGCGAGGTTCTTGCGGTCCTTGATATCGTCCCACTCGGGCACGTCAACAGACGCGCCCGGCGGGATGACGGCACCGCTCGGCAGGCCGATGGGGGTGATGCGGTTGGTATTGGTGATGAGCGCCATGGTCCACCCCCGTCAAATGCCGTCGGTGTAGCGAACTTCCGCCGGACGACGGATATCCACGCCACCGAGGCGGAAGATGCCGGGAACTTCCCAGCGGATCGGACCGGCCTGGTACACCGGCAGGAAGCGGTGCGGCATCGGGATATGCATCTTCAGCACCGACGGATCGCGGCGGTAGCTGACCATGCGCGCGGTGCCGCCGGCGCCTGCGGCATCCAGGCCGTTCAGGCCGCGGATGGTGAGCGGGCGACCAGTGGTGGCGGTGTAGACGTTGTTCTTCTGCAGATAGGTGAGGATCGTCTCCAGACCCTGTTCGTTCACCTTGCGGGTGGCGATCAGCAGGAACTTCGCGTAAGGCAGCAGCAGGGTGTCGGAGAACGCGGTGAACAGCGTGCCTTGCGTCTGGAGGGTCAGCGCGGTGTTCACGTCGGCCAGGATCTGGTCGGCGGTGGCGGTTTCCCAGTTCCCGGTGACGGCGGAGCCCGCGGTAACACCCGGGTAGTTGAAGAGGCCACTGAAGCCCTTGGACGCGTCACCCGCCAGGGCTACGCGGTCCACGAACTCCTCGTAGGCGCGACGCGCGGCGGCGGCATCGTCACCGGTCAGGTTGATGCCGAGCATCTGCGCCTGGCTGATCTCTTCCAGACCATAGCCATAGCCGATGGCAGCCATGTGCACGCTCGACTCGAACTTCGAGCGCTCGGTGCTGGCCAGCGGCAGGTCGTCGGCGTTGCCGTTGACCCAGCCGGCCTTCCCGACCTTGTCGGCGGAGTAGAAGGTGACGGTCTTGATCCACTCGGGCGCCGAGGTGTCGACCGGGATCAGTTGCGGATACTGGATATCCGGGTAGACGATCTCGTTGACCTGGCGCTCGATGTAGGTGGTCTGCGAGACCACGAAGCCCTGGGCGGCCTGGGCGTCGAGCAGCTTGAATCGGCTCATGGTTTCTCCTTAGCCCAGGCGGACTTGAGCGAGTTGATTGGTGCCAGTGGTGCTGGTGTCGAAGCGCGCCCCGGCAACCTGCACGTTGTCGGTCGCGACGTTGGTCCAGGCGCCGCTGGCTGGCACGAAGTAGACCGGATCGCCTGCGGCAACCTGCACGGAAGCGGTCACCCAGATGGCGCCCTCGGTCATGACGCGGGCCGACTCGTACTGGCTGTACTGGTTAGCCTCGGCCTTGACGGAGCGGTCGCGGACGCTGATGCCGACGAACTTCGCGGCGGTATCGCCAGTAGTCGGCGCACGGCCGGCCTTGTCGGCGGTTCCCTGCATGACCGGGATGCCGAACGCCAGGCCAGCAGAGGCCTCGACGGTGCGAGAGATCAGGGTCTTCGGGACTTCGTCGACGATCATTCCCGGCAGGCCGGGGCGGATGTTCGCGCTGTAGGTGGTTTGAACGGCGGGCATTATTTATCACCTCCTTTCCAGGCGCCGTTGACGCGCGCCTCGTAGGCCGCCTGACCGTTGTCAGCCGGGTTCGACAGCTTGCTGTCCTGTTGCTTCAGATGGACACGCACCGGGTCGTTACTGGCGGCATCCTCGAGCAGGATGTCGAAGCGGGCGGCGATGTACGCCTCCGGCTTGTCCTTGATCGCGGCGTCTCCCAGCTTGGCCACGACGGCCGCTTTGCGGATCTCGGCGGCGGACTTGCCGACATAGTCGCCGTCAGCGATCAGCATCGCGCTGGCGATCAGGTCGGCGCGCTCGCGCACCAGTTTGTCGATGTCGGCGTCGCTCAGTACCTTGGCCTTCAGCCCATCGATCTCGGCGTCCTTCTTCGCCAGTTCGGCGTCTTTCGCTGCCATCGCGGTGGCGTGGGCGTCTTGGATGGTCTTGAGGTTCGCCCCGGCGTCGCCGAGTTGCTTCTGCAGCTTCTCGACGACCTGGGCGCCCTGCTCGGTGGTCTCGATCGTGAGGCCATCGACCAGGAGTTTGCGGAGTGCATCAGCCATGTCATGGCCTCCTGTGGGGGTTGGTTGCGCAGGTTTCTTGGCACCAGGGGTGCGCGAATCCCCGATGCGCAGTTGCTCGCCTCCTCGAGCTCGATCCTCGAGGCTGAGGTGGTTCATTTTCATGGGGCCGAGATAGGCGTCATACGATTCACCTTCCGGGCTGACGCCATCTTTGAAGATCACCTCGGCGCTGTAGCCCATCGACAGTTCGCGCTTGCCGTCCTCGTAATCGCGAATAGCGTCGGCATCCATCAGCACCAAGGGCACGCGGACGAAATCGCCATCGCGCAGCACTTCGCCACCGGTCTGGCCCACGGCCAGTTCCTTCCAGTTGCTGGCGTTCACCTCGCCGCCTGGTGGATGACCGTTGGTCATGGGGCGGTAGGCGTAGGAGTGCATGGCGTCCTTGTGGAACACCGATTCGGGCGGCCGGTACAAGCGGACAATGGGCATGTCGGGCTTGCCGACCTCGGAACCCAGGTATTCCTGGATGCCAGTGCGCGCTACCCGGGCATCGGCCACGAGGTAGCCGTCAGCGGTCCGGCGAACGCCGGACACCGACACGGAGTCGTGAAGGAGCATGGGATTTCCTCGGCGGTGATCCGCCAGGCGATCAGAAGGTGGTGGGGCGGGCTACCGCGCGGGTTAGCGCCATCAGGCCTGTCTGCAGATCGGTGGTGCCGATCGCAATCCAGCGAGGATCGAGATCGGGGGTCTGGCGAAGTTTCTCGACCAGTTCACCCAGCTCGACGCCTTTGGCCTTGATCTCGTTCATGAGGGCGGCTTCAGCCTCGGTAAGCTGGCGGTAGCCGGTGATCTTGGGTTGGATGAAGGTATCCATGTCATTCCTCTCGGATGTTGTCTGCCCAGCCGGCCTCGACCTCTTCGAAGACCTCCGGGCCGAGTTCAATGACGCCGCGGTACGGCTCAACCTGGTCAAGGTCGACGCTGCCGGTCTGGTAGGTGAAGGTGATGTGGGGCTGGTAGTCCGGCCAGTCCCAACTGGCGCCGGCATCGCGAATTTCGACGTGCCTCCAGGTCAGGTCAGAGGAGTTGAACAGCAGAACCACTGCCCCTTTGCCGAACTGCTCGACCAGGCGCGGGCCGCCGGCGGAACAGGTCAGGTTTCCGTTCGGCTTGACCGTCCAGGCCTGGGTGACCTTCATCCAGTCGACGGGCGTCCGGCTGTAGGCGATGGTGACGTGCAGGTCATCGGCCGGGAGCGTGGTCTCGAAGCCCTGGTCCTTCGCCCAGTCAATGATCGCGCCGGCGTTCAGCACCCGGCGCGACACGTACAGCGTGCGCGATGCCGCGTCGTTGAGCGCCTGGCTGGACGATCCGTTGCCTCCCTCCTCGTCCTGCTCGCCCTCGGGCACTTCGGAGCCGAACTCCTCCAGCGCCGACTCCAGACCGGGCATCACGCTGTTCTCGACCAGCAGGGTCTCGGCAGCCTTGCTGAGCGCGTCCTCGGGGAAGAGCCTTGTCTCGGCGATGGTCTTGATAGTCTCGGCGGTGATCTTCCCGATGTCCGCCCGCTCCTTCGCCGTGGTCTGCCAGAGGCTGTTCCAGACGTAATGGATCTCCGGCGGTCGGCTGCCCAGCGCGGACCGCACCAGGCACTCGTCCAGCACCGACATGGCCGGCGTAATGTCGAGTTCCTGGCTGGACTGGATGCGGTCGTAGTAGTTACGCAGGTCGGCCTCACCAGTGGAGTTCATGCCGGCGGGTGACTGGCTGAGCATGCGCGTAGCCGGAATATCGGCAGCGCCGCAGCCCGCTTGCATGAAGCGGTCCATGATGTCCGGCAGCGTGCCGAAGTTCGCCGATTTGCTGTCGTACTCCTCGTCCTTGTCCAGCATCAGGGTGCCATTGATTCCCTTCGCCATGGCCGCCAGACGCATGCGCTCCAGCACCAGCTTCTCGTACTTCGGGTCCTGCATCCCCTGCATGAAGTCGGGGATACGGATCACGTCGACCTTCGCTTCGAAGATGAGGCTGGCCACGTTGGCCATGGTGCTGTCGATCTGTTGGATGGCCTCGAACACGGCCTGCAGGACCGAGTCTCCCCAGCCGAACTGATTGCCGCTGGCCAGGTCCTGGTCAGGGATGTCGGCGCCGGTGAAGATCACCAGCCGGGACGGGTGAATCTCGATCGCGCTGCCGCCGAGCCGGTAGGCCTTGGGCTTGCCGTAGTTCGGTGACATGACGTCACGATCCTGCTCGGTTGCCGACAGGTCGCGCCGGCTCATCACCGTCAGATACTTGATGCCGCCGGCCTGGACGCGCTCGGGTACCAGATGCTTGCTGGTGTCAGTTTCGCCGGTACCGATGAAGATCGCTGCGCCGCCCCAGAGCCGCGCCTTGATTAGAGCCTCCATGGTGCGGGCCTGGACCTGAAGACGCTTCTCCTCGGCCTCGATCTTCTCGATCTGCGCCTTGCTGGCTTGCCATGCCCGCCAACGCCTGGTCGCATCCTTCGCCGGGATATCGACGACCTTGCGCGGGAACCAGGCGCCGCGATACGCGTTGTGCAACTGCTCATCGGTGAGCACGACCGGCGCGTAGAAGCTGCCGGCGGCCTTGTCTCGCTCCGTGCCCAAGTTGGCCACGAAGTTGACCAGCTTGTCAGTGAGGAAGCTCCTTACGCCCATTAGGAAACACCTGCGAGGGAATACTTCGTGATCGGGTATTCCTTGTGGATGAAATAGCCACCCGCGTCATTGGGGTGGTCGATGTCGGCGGACTTGTCCGGCTCACCGTTGGTGCCCCACACCTGCTGCTCGAGGGCATCGGCGTAGGTCGGGCAGCGGTCGGGATTGACCCGATACCGCCGCTCGCCCTTGGCGTTGCAGAACATGGCGTTCATGGAGTTGATCCGGTCCTTGACCGGCGGGTTGGCGGTGGGCGCCGAGACGACGAAGCCGGCCTGCTTGAGCAGCGCGATATCGGTCTCGCTGGCCCGTACCGATTTGCGCGAGTCGCCGGAGGCGTCGGGGTAGATCCTGATCTGGCGGGTAGGCCGATATTCGCCGTCGGCGTACAGCCAGAACCGCTCCTTGATCTGGCGGATCATGTCCGGGGTGTCGTACCCGTTGACGATCTCGTCGACCGCGTGCGGCAGCCCCAATCGCTTCACATGCACGACGGCGGCCATCTTGCCGACGTTGAAGTCCATACCCACGTATATCGGCTCGCCTGGCTGAACCGTCTCCTGCGAGGCGTTGAGCGCGCGGTCGTAGGCGGTGTAGATGGTGCCCGACGTCAGGTTGACGAACTGGCCGCGCAGATACGCCGCAATCAGTTGCGGCGGGTACGACTCCATCAGCGAATCGATGTAGTCGTCCGGCAGGT